TGGTCCATCGGGGATCTGAAAATTCCCTTCTGTTTATTCGGTACCTGTAAGTATATTTTAACATAAACGGGAGGGGTCCGAGTGGGCAAACGGTTTTATCAACTGTCTTTTTTGCGTGATACGGACGGAGAAAAAACAAAAGAAGCAGTAGAGGCAGCACTTGAAAAATATCGCATGTATATGTTGACGGTTCCGGACGAATTCCTGCCACGCGTGACACAAACGTACTCTCTCGTGCCGCCAAGCAACACGAACGCTTTTCATTCATCTACAGAAAGCGCGGCAATCAAAAAAGCAGACTTCGAACGAGAACGTGACGAGTACATGGAGAGAATACGCCGTGCGGTGAATCGCTTGAATAAGATGGAAAGAGAATTGGTTATCAAGCGATATATGTGTTTAGAGGAACCACGTGACTACGATGTCTACAACGAGATGGGGATTAGTGAATCGACGTTCTACCGTATTCGTGAGAAGGCGTTTTATAAGCTGGCCTTCGCGCTGCGAATCGAAGTGTACAAAGAAGAGGCACCTGTTTAAGGGTGCTTTATTTTATTATTTTTTGTAAAATAATTGAAAAGAAAGTATCTTGGAGGTGAACTATGAACTTTGAAACAAAATATTTAATCAGATGGGGAATTCCGGGTTGGTATCTCCTAGGATGGGTAGGATTTTTAATTTACCAAAATGATCCTTGGCAAATAAGGAGTTTTCTTGCGACGAATAATAATATTCTTGCGTTAATAACTATTTTTACTACTCTATTTGTAATTTTTGGGGTCTTATTAGGATACCTCTTGCATCAATATTATTTTTTTTATGTATTGGATATTAAATAACAAATTTGCTTATCAATCCGAAAATATTTCGAGACACATCAAAAACTTTCCAAAACCGAGCAACTGGAAGGGGAATAGAAGAGAAGATTATTATTACATTGAGTATCTTTGGCAAAAGTCAATTGCGAAATTAGAGGATGGACAAAGAGAATATATTGCTGATAGATATAGGCATTTACTTGCTACAACGCACGGATTTGGTGTGTTATTTGTAAGTGAAATCTTTGTTTTGGCAATTTCGATGTATTTTTTAGTTACTTCAAGTAATTTTAGTTTATTTTTGCAGTGCTCACTTTTGAATGCACTTATACTATTTATTTATTATGCTAACTATTCGTATTATTCGAAGAAAACATCATATTTCCAAGGGAAAATACTTAACGATATTCTGAATAATAAATTTTAAAAATGACAGAAAACTGAAAGAAAAATGAAGGAAAAATGACGGAAAGATGACAGAATATTTTGTTTCGGACATGCTATGATGATATCGTGGGATATGTTGAAGCAGGGCGTCACTCCAAATGGGGTGGCGTTTTATTATGCACAAAAAATCCCTTTTGGTGAAAAATTGGGCGGGATTCACCAAAAGGGATTAGCGAGTTGGGTATACCAACCATAGTGTTAGTACACTTACAAAATACTACGCAGTATCACTTTTTCCTTCATAGAATTTTGTCTTGTTTTGTCGAACGAATGATGATTGAAATGAGGTGTTAAGAAATGAAAATATATAGAGTCTTCATTATGGATAAATGCGATAATTACGTTGAATATGATGAGGTAGGTTATTTTTGCATAAAAAAACAGCAGAGAAAGTGGTAGAAAAAATACGTAAAGGATTAAAAAATAGATGTTATGAGGTTTGTATTGACGAAATAGAAGTTAATGAGGAGATGTATTGATATGGCTACAGATTTGTGGTATGTTACGTGTCCGCGATGCGAAGGAACTGGGCAGAAACTAAACTGGTACGATCCTCCGAAACAATTAGATGTTTACGGAACTGATAAACTTATTGAGAGTAATAAACGTTTCAGTCCCAGTGGCAGAGAAATGTTCGATGAAAAATGCCCAATTTGTATGGGTAAAGGAAAGTTGAGCAAATTGTATGACTAAAGTGTAACGAACTTTTAAGCATCCTTCGGGGTGCTTTTTTATTTGGAGTTGATAGTATGAACTTCTACAAAACGAGACAACAAAAGCGTAAGTTCTACGATAGCGACGAATGGAAACTGCTTCGAGAAGAAGTAAAAAAACGGGACAACTACGAATGCCAGGAATGCAAACGAAATGGTTACGTCACCATTGATACAAATGAATATAGTGAGAAAGCAAAACGAAAGAAGATTCAGTTAGTTGTTCATCATATTAAAGAACTTGAGGATCATCCGGAACTAGCTTTAGATATGGATAACCTTGAAACATTATGTGTTAATTGCCATAACCGAATTCATGGCAGAGTGTTTAAACCGACAAAACCGAAATGGGATGATGAGAAGTGGTAAAAAAGTACGGCCTATTTACCGTACTTTTTAATCACTTCTTGAATTGCTTGTTCTACTAACCTTGCTTGAGGAATCATTGTTTCTTCGGAAATTCGTTTTAATTTTTCAATTAATTCTTCATCAAGTGTAAATGTAATTCTCTTTTTCATGGCATCAACTCCTATATTTTTTAACAATATCATACAATAAAAGTATTGTATTTACAATACATTATGATACAATATAAGTATGGTAAAGTATTGTATCAGAAGGTGAAGTAAATGAGCAGTACAATTATTTGTAAGACGTGTGGATTAGAAAAAGAATCAAGGTATAGTACAACTAAATTTTGCAGTGATAGTTGCAGAAGAAAATTTAACGGAAAGCATGGAGGGCGCAAACAAACGTGTAAACAATGTGGTAAAACTTTTCGTGAATATAAGAAAAAAACTTACTGTTCTAATGAATGTCGCCTTAAATATTTAAGTGAGAATAAAAAGCCTAAAACTAAATACATTCCCAAACCAAAACGCATAAAGATATGTATTAACTGTAATAAAGAATATGAAACACATTCATCTAAAAGTAAATTTTGTTGTTATAAATGTAGTTATGAGTATAAAGTAAAACAGAAACCAATTCATTATATTAAATGTAAAGAATGTGATAAATGGTTTTCATCTACTGACAAAAGGAAGTTGTACTGTTCACATGAATGCAAGGATAAATTTCAATACAGAAAGCAAGAAATGTTAAGAAGAAGGAATCTAAAACAAAACGGTAAGATTGATTGGGATATCTCACTGGAACGATTGATAAAGAGGGATAAAGGAGTTTGTTATCTATGTAAGGAACAAGTTGATATTAATTTAGACCCTAATCATGATTACTATCCAAGTATTGAACATGTCATTCCGGTTTCTAAAGGCGGAACTCATACTTGGGATAATGTGAAGCTAGCACATCGTAAATGTAATTATCTTAAAGCTGATAAAGTTATGTAAAGACCCCCCGCCTTGGGGGTTTTTGCCTTTTTTAAAAAAATGGGCACCGGCGGTGGGCAGTGTACTGTCGAGATTTTTTGAAAAAATACTCACGTAAGGGGGTGGAGCTATGGCAGTAAGTATTACCAAACTAAAGGAACAGTTGATGGAACGGATTGACACAAGTGATTTGGTACAGGTAGAAAAAGTGGAACGGTATATCGACCTAGTAAAGTCATTTCGAAAAATCAGTAAAACGATCAGCAAAGAGGGGGAGTCAATCACAACCATAAACGGTTCACAAAAATTCACAAAGGCTCACCCTCTTATTGGTGAGAGGAATAAAATAAACGCCCAAATAATCGCTCTCGGAAAAGATTTAGGATTAGATAACAAACCAAAGAGCACTACCGACAATCAAGGTGGGTACAGCGCTAGTGATTTAGTATGATTCATCAAAAATATGTAGATGAGTACATCCGGCTTTATGAGACAGGGAAAATAAAATTCAACAAAGAGCGAATTCTGTTAATTGAATATCTCAGGAAATATGTTTTAAGCCGAGATGATTTGTATTTTGATGACGAAATGATTGAGAACTGCATTAAGTTCGGCGAAAAATGGTATTTCACATTACAACCGTTCCAAAAGTTCTTAATCGCATTCGTCTTTTTATTTTATAAAAGCAATCATCGTGTCTTTTATCGTAAACATTTGTGGATGCTTGGTCGTGGCGGTGGTAAAAACGGGTTAATCTCCGTTATTACTCATTTTCTTATTAGTGAATTGCACGGGATTGAAGAGTATAACATTTCTGTTGTTGCGAATAGTGAAGAACAGGCAAAAACGTCTCCAGATGAAGTTCATAAAACAATAAAACGTCACGAAATACTCCAGAAGGCTTTTAAAACAACACTAACTCAAACCGTATCAATAAAGACAGGAAGCGTATTGAAGTTCCGTACCTCAAATGGTGAAACTAAAGACGGTTTGCGCGATGGTGCTGTTGTGTTTGATGAAATCCATCAATACGAAAGCAATAAAGATGTAAGGGTGCATATCTCAGGTCTCGGTAAGAAGCCAAATCCTCGTGAATTTTATATTGGTACAGACGGGTATGTCCGCGATGGATTTTTAGACAAATTAAAAGAGAAAGCTATGAAAGTTTTAAACGGCGAGGCGCGGCCTAATGCTTTGTTTCCGTTCATTTGCAAGTTAGATGACGAAAGCGAAGTCGAAGATGCGTCCAATTGGGAAAAGGCGAACCCGATGCTAAGTGAACCGCGAAGTGAGTATGCTCAAGGCTTATTTGAAACAATCAAGGAAGAATACGAGGATTTGGAGGATGACCCAAGCAACCGCGAAGAATTCATGACCAAACGCATGAATTTACCGGTTACGGATTTGGAACGCTCTGTAGCTAAATGGGAGGAAATAGAAGCTACGAATCAACCAATGCCGAACTTGTTAGGTCGAGAATGTATTGGTTGTTTAGACTTTGCGAGCATTCGAGATTTCGCAGCATGCGGCCTGGTATTTAAATATGAAGGTAAATATCCTTTCATTACTCACTCTTTCGCGCGAAAAGAGTTTGTTGATAAGTATTACAGTTATTCTAAAAAACATGATGCTGAAATGGCTGGAAAACGCAAATTCGCTCCGATAAGAGATTGGGAAAAACAAGGACTTCTTACGGTTGTAGATGAACCAACAATAAATCCTCAACACATCGTGAATTGGTTTGTTGAAATGCGAAAATATTACAATATCAAGAAAATAGTTGGAGACAATTTCCGAATGGAAATATTGAGAACGTTACTTGAACAAGCAGGATTTGAAGTAGAAGTTATTCGAAATCCAAAAGCGATCCATAGCTTGTTAGCTCCGCGGGTGGAAACAGGGTTTGCTAATCAGCTATTTATTTTTGGTGACAACCCATTAATGCGTTGGTACACGAACAACGTTTTGGTCGTGATTAAGAAAGACGGAAATAAAGAATATCAAAAGAAAGAGCCTATACGTCGTAAGACAGACGGTTTCCAAGCATTTGTTTATGGTTTATATCGGGTCGATGAACTAAGCGACATAAACATCGAAGAATCATTGGATGTATTAGATGCATTAAACTTCTAAGGAGGTGAGAACGGGGAATGGGATGGCTTAGTGATGTATTAAGAAGAAATAGTGAGATTGAATGGATGTTTGACCTTGATCTGACTTATGAAACATCTCACCGAGCTTACCTAAAAAAAATGGCTTTGGAAACATGTATTAACTTTATTGGTCGAACGATTAGCCAATCGGATTTCCGTTTTATGAAAAATGGAAAACGGGAATACAACGATTGGCATTATTTGTTGAACGTGAGACCGAACACGGACCAAAGTGCTGCTGATTTTTGGCAAGACTTTATTTACAAATTGATTTATGAAAACGAAGTGCTTGTCATTCTTACGGATACAAATGATTTATTGATAGCTGACGATTTCACAAGAGATGAATTTGCGGTTTATCCCGATATTTTTCGTGATGTGACCGTTAAAGATTATAAGTTTCAACGATCGTTTCGAATGGATGAGGTTATTTATATCACTTACAACAATGAGAAATTAACAGAGTTTATGGATGGAATGTTCAATGATTTTGCGGACCTATTTAGTCGAATGATTGAAGTAAGTTTGAGAAAAAATCAAATCAGAGGAATCGTTAGCATCGATTCGACCCAATCGCTAAACGAAGAAAATCGAACAAAATTGCAAAAGTTTATTGATAAGTTGTTCGCAGCGTTCAGTAAAAATTCCGTCGCCATTGTTCCGAAACTCAAAGGCTTTGAGTATGATGAGGTCGCTAGTGGTGATAATAACGGCCAGTCGATCGACGAGCTTACAAAGTTGAAAAAATCTCTGATTGATGATGTGGCCAATATACTGGGTATTCCGAATGCGTTAATCCATGGAGAAATGGCTGAATACGAAACGTCAATTAAAGCATACATCAAGTTTTGCATCGGCCCATTGGTCAAAAAGATTGAAGATGAATTGAATGCAAAGATTTTAACGAAAAACGAATATTTAGAAGGTTCCAGGATTGAAGTGAAAGGTTTAATGGAAAAAGACGTCATTGAACACGCAGAAGCAGTAGATAAGCTTGTTGCCAGCGGAGCCTTCACGCGAAATGAGGTGAGGGAATTGTTTGGTGCGGAACGTTCTGAAAATCCGGCATTGGATGAGTTTGTGATTACAAAAAACTATCAATCTGCAGGAGCTGTGGAAGGAGGTGAGAATAAGTGAAGAACAAAATACAGTCCATCCCATATAAATTCTACAACAAGACAAACGAAACCAAAGATGAGCATGAAATGGTGTTGTCTGGCTATATCGGCAGGAGCAGCTGGTGGTACGAAGCTATAAGCGCCGAAAGTATTAGAAATGCTTTGAAAGATGTTAAAGCTTCTACAATTCGGATTAAGTTAAATAGCGGCGGCGGTGATGCTGACCAGGGCATTGAAATATACAATTACTTAAAAGACCTGGATAAATACGTGATTGTGGAAGTGACGTCGTTAGCTGCATCTGCTGCATCTATTGTGGCAATGGGTGCCGATGAAATCATTATGAGAACAGGTTCTCGCATGATGATTCATGAGGCTTCTACATTAGCTTGGGGTAATAAACAAGATATTCAGAAAACGCTCAATGCCCTTGAGGCTTATGACGAATCGATTATTTCAATTTATCAACAAAGAACTGGTAAGAGCCGCGAAGAGATTAAGAAGTTGTTAGAAGCTGAAACATGGTTTACAGCTGAACAGGCTGTGAAAGAAGGATTTGCTGACAGAGTGGAATTCGCATCACAGGAAGACGAAACACAAAACATTATCACTGATGAACAAATGCAGCAAATCATCGATGCTGTAACAAATCGCTTACAACAAAATAACATTCAATCAAATGAACCTACGCCGCCTGCTAAAGTGCAGACGAAGCGAAAAGGGTTCATTTTTTAATTTTAAAGGAGGTTTTAAAATATGGCTTTGAAATTGAAAGGAAGCATGGAAACTTACAACGAGAAAAAACAAGTGTACATTGATTTGGTTAAGAATGGTGCGACAGAAGAAGAACAGGCAACAGCTTGGGCTGAAATGCAAGAGGCTCTTGTAAATGATTTAAAAGAAGTGATTACAGCTCAAGTACGCCAAGAAAACCTAGATCAACAAATTCTCGCAGCTCGTGGTAAATCGAACATTTTAACTTCTGAAGAACGTAAATTTTTCAACTCTTTAAGCACTGACGTAGGATACAAAGAAGAGATTCTTTTGCCTGAATCCACAATTGACCGTATTTTTGAGGATTTAACTAGTGAGCATCCTTTACTCCAAGAGCTCGGATTGAAAACTACAGGCTTAATCACACGCATCATTAAGTCGGATACAAATGGCGCAGCTGTATGGGGGAAAATTTTTGGAGAAATTAAAGGTCAATTGGATGCTGCATTTAGCGAAGAAAGTGTAACACAATCTAAACTAACTGCTTTTGTGGTAATTCCTAAAGATTTAGATGAGTATGGTCCAGAATGGGTAGAACGATTTGTTCGTGCTCAAATTACTGAGACATTCGCGGTAGGATTAGAGCGAGGGTTTTTACTTGGAGCAGGACCTGTTAAAGATGAACCAATTGGTTTAATTAAAGATTTAAATAAACCGATTGACCCAACGAACGGATACGTAGACAAGGATTCTAGCGGTACGTTAACATTTGCCGATTCCGAAACAACAGTAAAAGAATTGGCTGCGGTAATGAAACGCTTGTCTGTTAAAGAAAATGGTAAATCGGTTAAAGTTGATGGCAAGGTAGTGTTAGTCGTTAATCCATCTGACGCTTGGAATATCAAAGCATTATATACATTCCTAAACGCAAACGGTGCGTATGTAACAGTGTTACCATATAATTTGCGCGTGGTAGAGTCTGAATTTATGACACAAGGGAAATTATTAGCCTTTGTAAAAGATCGCTATGATGCTTACATTGGTGGCGGTGTCAAAATTAAACGATTTGACCAAACGCTTGCTATTGAGGATTGCGATCTATTTACTGCTAAGCAATTCGCGTTTGGTAAAGCTCATGATAACAATGCAGCCAAACTATTCGATTTAAATATTAATGATATTTTAGAGCCTGAAACTCCTTAATTTTTAAGGAGTTTCTCTTTTTTTTGGAGGTGAATGACAATGGCATATAAAGTAGTCCGGCGCTTCAAAGAATTGAAACACGACGGCCATATTTATAACGTTGGAGATATTTACCCAAAAGAAGGTTATAAAGCGACTAAAGCAAGATTGGAAGAACTTTCGACCACGAAAAATAAATATGGCCAAATTTATATCGAGGAAGTCAAAGAAGCTCCTGATGATAAGGAGTGACGTAAATGATTACTCCTGAAATTTTGCAAGAATTTAAGGAACGAATGAAATTAGGTGATGAGGAAGACGAGAACTTAATCCGAATTCTTTCTGCCTCAAATAAAAGTTTAATTCGTATATGTGGCGATTACGACATTAACCAAGATGAAGAATTCAAGGAACTCGTTTTTGAACGCGCACGATATGTTTACAATGATGCGCTCGAATATTTCCAGACTAATTTTTTAACGCAAATCAACGATCTTCGAATCGCTAAAGCCTTGGAAGAAATACCGTCAGAAGAAGGCGATACAGATGCAACCGTTTAAATACAACCCGAATTATAATACCGGCCAATTTAGGCATCGTATCACCTTTTTAGAAGCCGTGACTGTAACGGATGAAATAGGCCAAGAAGAAACAGAATGGAAAGAATTTAAGAAAGCCTGGGCAATGATTAAAACTATTAAAGGCTCTGAATATGTAGCAGCTGGGGCAGAACGAGCAACTATTACTTATCGATTTATTATTCGCTATATGTCGGGGATTACACCCAAAATGAGGATCGTGTATCAAGGGAGAACCTTTGATATTATCGAGCCTCCTATTAATGATGATGAGTTGAACAAAACGCTCACAATTTTAGCGAAGGAGCGTGTTTAAATGGTCAATATCCCGATCGATCGTCTAGCTGATGAGCTAGTTTCAGCTATTAAGGAATATACCGATGACGTGGCGGTAGGTGTTCGTAAAAAAGTAGATAAGACCGCGCGAAAGGTGCTTCAAGAAGTAAAAAACAACCATCCATATGATGATCGCACAGGCGAATATACAAAAGGGTTTGGCATTACGAAAGAAGATGGATATGGGGTGACTAAACGTATTATTTGGAACAAGAAGCATTATCCCCGTGTCCATCTTCTTGAGTTTGGACACGCAAAAGTGAACGGCGGCCGCGTGCAGGCTTTTCCGCATTTGAGACCGGCATACGACAAACATGTGGCTAATCTTGATGAAGAGATCAAACGGATTATAAGGAACGGTGGTTAAGATGACGCAGGCAGAGCTCTATCAAGCGTTGAAAAGCATCGGCTACCCAATCGCATATGGGTCATTCACCAGCCCGGTCACGCCGCCGTTCATCACGTACCAGTTTGCGAATTCAAATGATTTTGTTGCGGATAACAGCAACTATGTTGAGATTAGCAATTTTCAAGTTGAACTATACACGGACAAAAAAGATTTGAATGCTGAAAAGCTGGTGCAGGACAAGCTCAAAGAGTTAGGCCTGCCGTATCGGAAATTCGAGACATATCTCGACGAAGAAAAAATGTATCAAATCCTGTATGAAGTCCAATTGATAGGAGGATGAAAAAAATGAGCCAAAACAAAGTGACATTCGGTTTGGAAAAGGTTCATATTGCTTACTTGAATACCACATCGCCAACGCCTGCATGGGATACACCAATTGCTATTCCAGGTGCGGTTAGATTCTCTCCGGAACCGCAAGGCGAGGAATCTACGTTTTACGCAGATAATGGTCCGTATTTCACGTATACATCAAATAACGGCTACACAGCCGAACTTGAAATGGCCAATATCCCGGACCAAGTGCTCGCGGAATTGCTCGGCTGGGAAATCGACGCGAATGGGATGCTAGTGGAAACAACAGACGGCGAACCGAAGGAATTCGCACTACTCGGGCAAGTGTTAGGCGATAAGAAAAATCGTCGCTTTGCCTACTATCGTTGCAAGGCAAGTAGACCTTCGAAAGAACACAACACGCGCGCTGGATCCGTTGAACCAGCGACAGAAAAGTTGAATATTCGTATCTTGCCGATTGAAATCAATGGCAGAAACATTGTTCGTGGCGTGATGGAGTTGAACGATACGAACCAAACAGCGTACGATTCTTTCTTCACCTCTGTTTATCTGCCAACATTTGGAGGGGGTGCGTAATAAATGAGAACAATTAAAATCGGTGAGAAAGAAATCGGGCTAAAGGCTACGCCTTTGGCTCTTTTATTTTATAAACAGGCGTTTAAAAGCGACCTTGTGAGCGACTTGTTGAAAATGCAAGGTTTAGAGAAAGTTCCATCAAAACTGGACGGACTTCTCATTCTCCAAATGGCTTGGGCTATGGCAAAAGCATATGAAGGAGTAGGGAAGAAGTTTCCAGACTTCGCTTCATGGTTAGCTGAGCTTGATGGTTTCGATTTTTCTGAACTAGCAACTGACGTAATGGAAGAGGCACAAGACGGTTTTTTTCGTCAAGGAAACCGAAACGCAACAAAGCGATGACACGGTATACGAACCGCCGGAGCGTCCCGATTTAGAACTACTAGTAATCGGGAAACGCGCCGGCCTTTCTTTTGATGAGATGAACGAGCTGACAGTCAACGACTTGCTAAAATACGTCAACATCTACGTGGATATGGCAACCGGAAAACAGAAACCACGTCGCAGAATGGCTACACAAGCGGATATAGACGCTTTCTTTGCGTAAAGGTGGTGAGAATATGGCAGAAAGTGTACGCGGGATCAACGTTGTCATAGGAGCGGACACCACGAAACTTGGTAAGGCTCTTTCAAACGTTGAGGAAAAAAGTAAGAACATTCAAAACGAATTAAAACAAGTCGATAAACTTTTAAAGTTTAATCCAGGCAATACCGAAGCGCTTGCTCAAAAACAAAAATTGTTAGCTGATCAAATTCAAGCGACAGCAGAGAAGTTAAACACTCTTAGAAATGTTGAAAAACAAGTCCAAGAACAGTTTCAACGTGGCGAAATCGGAGAAGCGCAATATAGGGCTTTTAGACGGGAAATTGAGTTCACGGAAATATCACTGAACAGTTTGAAGAATAGATTGGCTCAAACGGAACAAGAACAGCAAAGAATTGCGACAGCTACAAAACAGTTAGAAACTTTTTTTCAGGCAACAGGTAAAAGTGTTGATGATTTTGCAGGAACATTAGGCGGGAGATTAACAAACGCGATAAAAAACGGGTCTGCATCTTCTCAACAGCTGAATGCGGCTCTTGAAAAAATCGGTAGAACAGCACTTGGAACAAATATTGATATAGACAAAATGAAGAAAGCTCTTTCATCTGTTGATGACGGAAATTCATTGAAAAACGTCAAAAAAGAGCTTGAACAGTTGGCGAAAGAAGCAAATGAAGCAAAAGAATCAGTCGGTGATCTTGGCGTTGAACTTGAAAACGTTGCAGGTGCGATTGTTGCTGGTGGCGGGATTGCTGGAGCGATTGAAAAATCACTCGATACATCTTCATTAAACACAAAAATCGAAATCGCATTTGATGTTCCCGAAGAATCTAAACAAGCTGTTAAAGACGCAGTTCTTGATATACAGGCATATGGTATTGATGCAGAAGCTGCACTTGAGGGTGTTCGCAGGCAATGGACTTTGAATAAAGATGCTGCCGATTCTGTAAATTCCACAGTTGTTAGGGGCGCTGCAGCGATTTCAAAAGTTTTCTCCGGTGTTGATTTCACCGAGTTAATTCAAGAAGTCAATGAGATTGCTGGCGGGCTAGAAATATCGAATGAAGAGGCTCTTGCACTAGTTGATGCTCTTTTGAAAGCTGGATTTCCTCCTGAACAGCTTGATACGATTGCTGAATACGGCTTACAGATGAAAAATGCTGGCTTTTCTCTAAAAGAAATTCAAGCAATCTTTGAAGCTGGTATCGATACGAAGTCTTGGAACATCGATAATCTCAACGATGGTGTAAAAGAAGCACGTATTCAAATGGCTAGTTTTGGTCAAGAAGTTCCAAAAGCTATGAAAGAACTATTGAACGGTACAGGAGTTTCGGCTAAACAGTTCCAAAAGTGGGGGCAAGCGGTAGCAGAAGGTGGAGAAGCTGGTTCGAAAGCAATGAGTGAAATGGTCACTTGGCTTGAAGGAATAGAAGATAAAGCCCTTCAAAATGCAATCGCTACGCAAATATTCGGCACCATGTGGGAAGATCAGGGGAGTAATCTGATTTCTGTGTTTCAAGGTGTTGGTTCTGCTGTTGATAAAACAACAGAAAACACAAATGGATTGTATGAAACAATGGGCAAGATAAACGCAGACCCTGCTGTCCAACTACAACAAGCATTCACTAAGATGAAAAAAGCGATGGAACCAGCTTTAACAACTATAGCCGAAATAGTAGATAAAGTGGCTACATGGATAGCCGAAAATCCTCAGTTGGCTGCAACCATCGCTGCCATTGCTTCGACAATAGGAATATTAGTTGGAGCTGCCATGGGTCTAGCGCCTATTTTTATTGCAATTTCTACTGCCGCAGGTGCATTGGGAGTAAGTATAGGTGCGATAGCAGCGCCGATTGCAATTGCGGTTGCAGCGATCTCAGCAATAATTGCTATTGGTGTCCTGTTGTATAAAAACTGGGATAAAATCAAAGCAAAAGCAGGAGAATTGAAAGAAGATATCAAGGAGAAATGGGAGAAAATTAAAGAAAATATCACAAGGCCAATTGAGAAAGCAAAAACTAAGATAGAGGAAATTGTAGGAAAAATAAAAGGTTTCTTTGATAATTTAGAATTAAGAATTCCTACTCCTAAACTCCCGAAACTACCTAAATTTGAACTAGAGTTTTCAACTAAAACAGTTTTTGGAAAAGAATTTAAGTATCCTAGCGGTTTTGATGTTACTTGGCATAGAATCGGTGGAGTATTTAAAAAACCAGTCATCTTCGGAAATGCTGGATTCGGAGATGTGGAAGAAGCGATTGTTCCATTTGAGGGTTCACATGCAAGAAGAATTGCGGGAATGATTGCAAGGGAAATGCCGAATCACTCACCAATCTTTAATATCACATTGAATTATAGCGGTAATGGTAACGAACAAGACGCTTACAACATGATAGATATTCTTGAACGTGAACTTGGAAACCGTATTAACACACGATTACGCATGAGTGGGGTGAGGTTATGATAATTGAGAAACTAGATGGGACCATCATTGAAACAGAAGAATACGGAATTAAGCTTCTAACTCACTCTATTTCCTCGCCTTCTCCTCGTGTCGTAACAGAAGAAATTGAGGGTCGGGATGGATACATTGAAATAGATACTACTTATGACGGTCGCAAAATACGAGCGTCTTTTTTTATGTACGCGTTTGATAAGTATGACTATCCGTTGCTACGGAATGAAGTGTTCCGTATTTTTGCAACCAAGGAGTTGTTTTATTTCCATGAACCTAATCAAAAACGACGTTGGCTAGTCAGGGCGAGCGGATTCGATATTGAAAGATTTTCGCCAAGAGGTGGGACGTTTGAAATTGAATTTTCTTCACCTTCTCCATATGCAGAGTCGGTTGGAACCACCCTTGACCCATTCACATTCGATAGTGAGTTATGGCAAATCGGGCAAGGCTTGGAAGCGGACGATTTGCAATACGTTCACAATACGCCTAGTTTCCGCGTTTTCAACGCTGGTGACATCGCAATTGACCCACGCGAGCGACCATTAAAAATCACGTTCTCGGGCGCGTCAACAAATCTCGCGATTACAAACGTGACAACAGGCGACACGTGGCAATACACAGGCACAACCGTTGACGGTGACGTGATTGAATTAGACGGCATTCGCTCGCTCAAAAACGGATTGAGTATTTTCGGAAACACAAATCGCCAATTGATTACAATCGCGCCGGGCTGGAACGACTTTACGATAACGGGAGCGAGCGGATATTTCGAGATAACGTTCAGCTTCCGTTTTTATTACATCTAGTGAGGTGATATAATGCCAAAATATCCTTATCGTGAATTAGGTGTTGGATTTGATCGAAATTTTCGTAATGATCTCAACGCAAACTTTGACGATATAGAAGCGGATGTCAAAGACCTTGATACTCGAATTGACAACATCGTAGCAGACGTAGGAAGTTCAAATACGGAAATCGTAGACGCGCGGTACGATTCTGTTAACGATGTGACACATCCGACATTGAAAGATCGGTTGGATACACATGCCAATGAAATTGGAATTTTAGATACTCAGTTGGCGGATACCAAGCAAAATAATCAATATTATTATAGTAAAAATCTTAATATCCCTTTTATACAAGAAATTGATATAAATAAAGCATATGCTTACAAAATGATCAGTTACGCTTCCATACCCACATATGTCACAGATAACGATGAAGCAACTCACCCATCAGTTATTTATATTCCGAATGGTTGGAACGGATATAAATATTGGATGGCGTTTACACCTTACGCAAACGGAGATAACCAAACTGAAAACCCTTCAATCGTTGTTTCAAACGATGGAAAAAACTGGACACTCCCTAACGGACTTACTAATCCGATTATTCCACCTATTAATAATACTGGGTACCATAGTGATACAACATTATTATTATCAAATGATCAAAAAACACTATATATGTATTATCGAACCTACTTATATCCCGGACACGGAAACATAGATAAAATTTCCGTAACTTCATCAACAGATGGAGTAAATTGGACGACACCTATTGAAGTTTTGTCAACAGACGCAACAATCGAAAGAAATGTTTCTCCTGCTGTTCAATTTGATGGAGAAAAATATTTGATGTGGACTGTAGAAATACTTTCCTCTCCAAAAAAAATAAAAATGTGGAAATCAGATACACCTGATGGTCAGTTTACATTCGTAGGAAGTTCATCTATTACATTACCTACTTTCTCGCCAAGTCAAGAACCGTGGCATTTAGATGTTAAAAAAATAAACGGATATTATTATCTTCTATTGAATACAACAGAAACTGGGACATCAGGCACGAAAGGTAATCTAATTTTTGGAAAATCAGATGACGGCATTAATTGGAAATTACAAAACAATTATTTATTAACTTATGAAAATAACTCTGAATGGGATTCAGCGTTGTATCGTTCTACTTTTGTCCCTTATACCAATGAAACTCGAACGAAATTTAAAATGTTCTACTCGGCAAAATCTACATCAGGAACATCAGGGTGGAGAATTGGATATTCAGATGTCTTTTTTGATAAACAAGAACGAATTGATAAACATAACCAAATTATCGCATCAATGGCATTAGGGGTTGATACTTGCACTTTTTTTGATACATTCAACAGAGCAGATGGATCAATTGGAACTTCTACAAGTGGCCATACTTGGGTTGAAGAAACTGGGTCGTTTTCAATTCAAAATAAACACGCATATTCTTCAAGTGGTGGAAATACAAGGGCTTATGTTGATATATTAAAAAGTGACTTTGAAGCAAGTATGTTTATAAAAGATTTAGGGACGACATCAGGAAATCAAGCATGGTTAATATTTAGGTTTTCAGATGGTGCTAATTATTTAAGATTTGGTATTGCGGCAGATAAATCTATTTCTTTACAAAAGATAGAGAGCGGTTCTTCAACTCTTATAGCAAGATTAGATGAAAAATCAGATGGTAAACCAATTGTTTTAGGTGTCAAGTGTGTTGGGGATAATATCACATTGTACCTTAATGGAGAGGAAAAAAAGACAGCAACATCATCATGGCAAAATACAAAAACACGTGTAGGAATTCAGACAAATTCTAGTGAAGTGAAATTTAAAAATCTGATTGTAAAATAATATATAAACGTTGATAAACAAGTGTTGTGGTGGTAAAATTTACATGGCAAAAAGGAGGTAAGTAATGAAACTTAATTTATCACCACAAATATTATTTATTATTGTCACATGTATATTATTTTCCGGTTCGTTTTACACATTTATTTCTAACAACGATTTGGTAAATAAAATTATTTTAGTAATTTATATCATTTATTTTCTGTTTTATTTTAAGTACATTAAAGGAATTTTTAAAATTTTATTCGAACAAAAACTATTAATTCTATTTTTTGGAGTTTTAAGTTTTTCAGCTATTTTGTCATCACATAAAATATTGGCTTTTGAAAATTTAATAATTTTACTTGCCACAACTCTTATCTCTGTAATTATTGTTCAAAGATATAGTTTAGAAAATTGGTTAAAAATCCTTTCTGTTGTGTATGCAATTTTAATTATTATGAGTTTTGTATACTCGCTTACTTCACCAAACGGAATTGAAACAGGCTTCCACGCAGGAGCTTGGAAGGGAATCTATCTTCATAAAAATCAATTGGGATTTGTTATGGTTTTTTCAACCATTGTTTGGTTATCAATGTTAAAAAGAAAATTCACCTACAAAAGATTAATTTTCTTTTTATTTTCATTAATTTTAGTTTTATTATCAGATTCAAGTACAGGTTTAATAGGTATAGTTATTTCAATTATTGCCATAAATACAATCAAAATTTTTAATAAGAAAAATTACTTAAATGTTGCATTAGTATTCTTTGGTTTTTCTTTTATTATTAGCGTTATGTCTTTTGCTATTATTAATTACCAAGCTGTTACAAATATTTTAGGTAAAGATATAACCTTAACAGGAAGAACCGTTCTTTGGGGAATACTACTTGATTTTATAAAAAATTCTCCTTTTTTTGGTTATGGTTATGGAGTGTTTTGGTTAGATGGGGGATATAATTTTATGTCACCTTATTGGTCTACATTAAAATTTTTCCCACAACATGGGCATAACGGATATTTAGATCTTGCGTTGGATGGTGGAATTTCCTCTTTAATAATAATGGTTTTAATTTTATTAAGTGGTTTGATTAAATCTTATAAACTTGTTCAAAAAACAAATGATTACAAGTTTTTTTATTTATTTACTTTTTTAGTTACATTTATGATTTATAATTTATCCGAAAGTGTATTATTAAAATTTAATAATTTATCTTGGATAATGTTTATAACAGTTATCATCTATGCGAATATTGAATATAAAAACTTTAAACAAAAGTCTACAATATTAAAGAATACTGAACGTTTGGACAAAAATGGCAATAAATTGACGCTTTTATTCAAAGGATAGGGGCTATTTTACATCCTCTATCCTTTTTCTATTTCCATAAAAGGGGTGAACACATGCTCATCGTAACTAATCTATCGGGGCAAACCGAAGCACTAACTGACTATAAATCGCTAGAACGCAAACGGAGAGTGAACGGAGAACGTTCGCTCTCTTTTTTTGTACCGAAAACACCGCGGAATGAACATGCTTTTGACCTCGTACAAGAGGAATCCGTCGTTGAGTATGACGGCCATGAATACCGAATTAAACAAATCGAGGAACGCTTAATCGGAAACACGCCTGTGAAACAAGTTCACGCGGAACACGTCTTTTTCGATATTATTGACGTTTACCAATATGGCACGATAAGCGGTACAAAATCAATCAATGAAACGCTATCCTTCACGCTAAACGGAACGGGATACACGTTCTCGGTCATTGATTCATTTAATTCAGTGCAATTTGAAAACTTTGGCGACGACACGGCACTTGCGCTATTTCAAAAGATTCTTGAACGGTATCAAGCGGAATTCGACATTGTTGGAACTGACGTGCGGATTTATAAACAAATCGGCTCGCAAACGGACTTTCAATTTCGCTATAAACACAATATCAAAACATTTGCGAAAACGGTCAAAACAGATAACCTTTCAACGTATATCAAAGGCTATGGAAAACAAAATGATGACGGGACCTATCAAGCGGTAGCCGAATACACAAGCCCGATGGCGGATATATACGGAATTCGCCACGCAAAACCAATCAAAGACGAACGATTTACGGATTCAGCTTCTTTATTGGACTATATAAAAACGCAAATCCAAGACACACCGGAAATTTCGATTACGATTGAATTTACGGATTTAGCCAAAGCAGGTTATCCGTATTCTTCGCCGAATTTAGGCGACACGGTTTATTTGATATACGAACCATTAAACGTTGATATGACAACAAGAATATTAGAAATTATTGATTATCCCGAAAGCAACCAGTCACCGAAGGTTACACTCGCGAACTTTAACGAAGATTTTGCGGACGTGATGTTCCGTCATACGAAATCACAAATCGAAAAAATTTACGACGAGAACACAGGGAAAGTTCGCTTCAATGTGTTAGATGAAGCGGTTCGAATCGCAACAGAAGCAATCAACAATTCACGGACAGAACTACAATATCCGCCAAGCGGTGGTATCCGTGCGGTTGACCCGAACGACCCTAATCGTTTTGTTGCGTTTACATCTGCGGGGATTGGCGTGACCACAGACGGCGGGGCGACATTTCCGCAAGCGATTACGGCGGATGGCATTAATACACAGCTACTGATTGCCGGGCAGATTAAAACAAATCATATTCAAATTGTTGGCGAGGATAACCTTTTCTTCTGGGATGGAACGAAGCTAATCGCTATTGATCCGGTAGATGCAAATAAATACGTTCAACTCAATAGTGCAGGGCTATACGTTAAAAAAGGACATGTGACTGTCGAGCGTGAAGACGGATACCCTATCATCATCGGCGGTCAGTTAAACCACGAATTCAATCTCGGAACGCCTGACCCACCGTGGACAGATGCGGGGGTACAAATCTATAACACTTATTGGCGAACGCAATCCTCATCCAATTACGTAACGTGCCAAGCGTATTTTTTTAAACACTCTGCGAGATACCTTCAATTCGACTTTGCTGCGTTTACTGAACCAGGCGGAACTGTTTATGTAAGGGTTGTAGATTCACTCACAAATCCGACAACACTTGCCTATTACGAAACCACTCTGACAGAATCGGAAATCGGCGGTGGAACAAACTTCGTGATTGATTTAGGTGTACCAACAGGAAATTTAAAAGTGGTGTTTTTACAGCTAAAATCTCAATTCTCGAATACTTACGTTTATTTGCGGACTACGCGCCAATTTTTGAAAGGATGATGTCCATGCCGATTAAATTATATTGCGACGTTGATGAACAAGGGAACATTATCACAGTACTCGCAGGAGAAACGATTCTCCCTGACCGTGAATACGATTATTTCTTTACACTTGAGAGTTGGGATGAAGTCGAAAACATCAGTTTATACAAAGTCGAGAACGACCAATTAGTCTTTAAATAGAAAGGTGGTTTAAAATGAAACATACAGACACACTTTGGGCTTCCATTACAGGCGGTTTTAGCATTACATTAGCATACTTATTAGGCGGCTTAGATAATCTCGTAGCCGCCTTTGCTATTTTCATGGCTTGCGACTACATCACAGGAATTATCGCAGGCGCAAAAGACAAAAAAGTCAGTTCAAAACGTGCCTTCAAAGGCTTAGGAAAGAAAGTCGGTATGATTACTTTCGTTATTGTAGCGAATCAACTTGACATCATCACGGGGAATACAGACGGTTTCTTGCGTGATGCGATGCTCATGTTTTTGATTGCGACAGAAGGAATCTCTATTGTTGAGAATTTAGGAAAACTCGGATTGAAAGTGCCGCCTTTCATTATGAAGGCGTTGGAACAACTATCCGATAAAGGAGAGGATAAATAATGCGTATTGTATTAGACGCAGGACATGGTGGAAAGGATGTAGGAGCGGTCGGGAACGGCTTGAGAGAGAAGGACTTAACACTTACTATTGTCAAGCATATCGGGCGTATGCTTGGCGAATATGAAGGCGTAGAAGTGCATTATACACGTACCGATGACCGTTATTTATCTTTAGAAGAACGAGCGGCTATCGCAAACAAGTTAAAGGCTGATTACTTTGTGAGCGTGCATATCAACGCTGGCGGAGGCACAGGCTTCGAAAGCTATGTATACAACGGCAACGTCAGCGCAAAAACAGTGGCATATCAAAACGTGATTCACGCGGAGATTATGAAGGCGATTGGAAATGTCAGAGACAGAGGAAAGAAACGTGCCAATTTTGCGGTACTTCGTAAGACGAAAATGGCAGCACTTCTCACAGAAAATCTTTTCATTGACAATGCCAGTGATGCTGCCAAGCTGAAATCAGAGCAGTTTTTGTTGCAAATCGCTCATGGTCACGTGCAAGGCATCGTGAAGGCGTTTGGATTGAAGAAGAGAGCGGCAGCTTCCCAAACAAAAACAGCTACAACTGCAAAAGAAAAGCTCTACCGTGTGCAAGTCGGGGCGTTCGCTGACAGAAAAAATGCAGAGCGGCTCGTGGAAGAATTGAAAAAGAAAGGTTATCCAGCGATTATCGTTTGATGTATCCCCCTGCCGTCTGGCAGGGGGTTTTTTTGTTTTTGGAAGGATTTTGAATTTTTACGGTGTATAAACAATATCGGGGGTGAGGAGTATGTGGAAGATTCTTGGAAAATTACGATGTGGTTTGTGTTTTAAAGTTGTTGGGCTAGATGATAAAGTTTTCCTGGATGAAATAAATACCATCATCCATCAAAAGTGCTACTACGAATCACCGTTGCCTAAACTTCCTATTAAAGACGAGGGGACATTCAGAAAAATGCTTCTTAAATATCCTTTTTTCAAATGAAAAGCCCTTCTCATTCGAGAGGGGCTAATTGTGTTATTGAGCAAAATGCGACTCGTTTTCTTTTATTGCTTTGTTATATTGATCGTATGTTGATTTATTGACTTTGAACATATGTTTACATTCCATACATACCATTCTTAGATTGTCTTTTTGGGCGAAGCGAACAAAAGCCCAAGCGAGAACGAAAACAATTGCTAACGGAATGCCGATAATCGTAATAGCGCTGATAACTGCAAACCACAAGAGCGCTTTAGCTACACCCGAACTTTTTACTTTATTCCCTCCGCATTGTGGGCATTTAATGACCTCCTGGCCCTTCATTTTCACATTCCTCCTCGATATATTCAAATAAATCTTCTATGGTCACTCCTAACAAACGGGAAAGTTTGAACGCTTTCTCGATTGTAGGGAATGCCTTTCCTGTTCTCCAGTTCGAGAGTGTATTTCGTGAAATCCCCATATACTTCATGACAAATTCGTTTTTATACGGAGATTCATCGATCAACCTCCCGATGTTACTTTTAAGCATAATTCATCACCAAATATATACGTTCAACAAACGTATTAGTTTCCCTTTCACAATTTTAGATTAAAAAAAATCACAAAAAAATTGTGAAGGACAAGCCTAATAGACAACCATCCCCGCATAGGCTAATAACATGAAGGCAAAACAGTAGCAAAAGTGAGGAACCCCTTCATAAGACATCCCAGCAACACATTTCCCAAAGGATTTCTAAAGTTTTCA